TGTAGTGTTTACATCAGTTAATGAGTTTAAGTCATTTGATCCTGAGTAATCAATAGTAACTGTGTCGCCTGACACTGATGTTGAAATATTTGTACCACCAGCAATAGTTAACGTATCTGTTTTACTATCTGCCGCCGCTGTACCCGAGTCTGAAGCAACATTACTAAATGCAAGTTGGTTTACTTCACCCGAGTTAGGTGAACCTGTATAAGCAATAGTAACTGTGTCTCCAACAATAGTAGTTGAAATGTTATCACCACCTGCTACAGTTAATGTATCTGTTTGTGAATTAGCTGTTGTTGTTCCCGAATCTGCATCTACTGTTGCAAAAATATTTTGATTTCCGCCTGAACTTGGAGTTGTCCAAGTAAATGTTCCATTACCATTTGAAGTTAATACTTGAGCCGCTGACCCTTGAGTAATACTTAAATCTGTAAGTACAGTAGGTATACTTGGTTTGTTATTTAAATTATTATAATTTAAGTAGTATGAACCATCTTGTCCATCTAATGTATCAGCGTCAGTTCCTGCACCACCAGTAGTTGCATCTGTTCCAGGTGCCCATTTACCACCGTCCCACTTTAAAACATTTCCTGTTTGTGGTGGATTTGAAGTTGTGTCTACATCTGTTAATGCATTTATGTTTCCTAAGTACGCAACTGATTTAATAGGATCAGTGTAGTTTGTGATGGCTCCTCCACTTGTATCCATTAATAATTTGTGCCACGTTCCGCCGTGTGCAACATGAACTGTTCCTGATTCATGATTGTGTAATATCACACCGTGATATGTTGATGCGTTAATTGCGTTTAGTGCGTTGTTAGTTCCAACCTTAAACGAAATTTTATTAACTTTTGTGTCATCTACTGGAACATCTATTTCCAAACTCGAATTGACGATATCTAGTAAGTTTGTGCCATCGCCTAAAGCATTATATAGTTCAGTTGTATTTGCGTTGATTTTAGTAGCGCCACCTCTAAGAGTATCGCCAGTTCCATCATTTACCGCTGTACCTATATTTAATATTGATTTTGCCATCTCTTTTAACCCTTATCAAATGTTAGTGTTGTATTATCCATCGTATTCTCTATACTGTCAAAAGTATTTATTCCACTTGACTCCTCAGTTGATGTATCTGCGACTATCGCTGGAGGAGTTAATTGATGGATTGTTTTAGCGTATGTTGCATGGAATAATAACTTGGCGCCTGTATAATTACTGCTTTTAGGTGATACATTTATAAAACAAGTGCTTTCGTCTACAGTAACTGATATGTCTATTAGTTCCTGATTAATACTTGATCTCCCAAAAATAGTTGCTACTGCTCTATCCGGTCTAGCAACAACACTTAATTGCATAATTTCTTTTTCATTTGAGTCGTATTCAACTGTAATTTGGTATATTGCACTACTAAAATCTCCAACAGCCCACCTGTCCATTACAGTACCGGTAAAAACACCAATCCAGTTTCCTTTGAAACTGAAACTACTTCGATTTCTTAACTCTATAGTGTTATTTTGACCTTTTGAAAATAAATTAGCTGTGCTTTTTTCCATTATACATGCTCCATATTGTATTTATCGTTTTAAACAGATATGTAGAAGTATAATAATTAGGACAAGTCTACTAAACTATGTGCATATTGGTGGAGATTATCAAATACTTCGGTGCGTTTTTTAAGGTCTTTATTAGCAAATGAGTTAAGTTTTTTCTCAGCTTCTTCACCATATCCTGTGCGTACTAGAATAGGCTTTGCTTTAGCTTTAACTGCGGCTTTAAGATCTGTTATTTTATCGCCAACGTATACACCGTTAGTCCAATCTACGCCAATTTCTGCTGATGCTCTTTTAAACATTCCAGGGTTAGGCTTTCTATAAGGGTCGTCTTTAAATGGCGTAGTTGAATAGTATAATCCATTAATACTTTTACACCCTATTTCACCTAATAGTTTTAACATATAATTATTTACTAAATCTACATCAACAGGATCAAATAGACCTTTTTGAATTCCTGATTGATTTGTTAATATTACAACATCATACCCTTTGTCTCGAATCAGTTTTATTGCTTCTAAACTTCCGGGTATAGGTTTAAATTGTTCTGGTTTTATGCAGTAAGGCGGAACTCCTTTTACAGTTAATCCGATATCTTCGTTAATTGTTCCGTCACGGTCTAATCCTATTACTGGTATTGACATTTAAGGTCTCCATCTATCATCTGACCAACCATGTTTATCTTTATTGAACCAGTCTAGCTCGTATAATAAAATGGTATCCTTGCTTAATTTTTCTCTCCACTGCTCAACAAATTCTGTTGTTTGTTGATCTAATTTTTCTACATGATTGCTTACAAATTCAGCGGCTTCATGCGTAAGAGGATGTACTTCTGGTTGTATCATATGTTTATGTCCTTCATCTTTGCTAGGTATACTAGTAGGTCTACTTTTAAAAAACTTGTCGTCTGCATTAAACTTTAGTGCAGTAAGTATAGGAGGTGTTGAAAGTTTTATTTCTTCTTTATATTTTTCTAACACAGCCCTTACGTCTTCAATAGTAAGATATTTTTGTTGAGTGAATTCTGTAGATAATTCTGTCCAACCATCTTGCCACTCTCTAAATCCTGTTGATATAACTTGACAACCTATACTTGCTAATGCTCTATGTGTGCTTGATATTAATGCACAATCTCTCATTACAGCGTGTACAGGATCTGCCCAAACGTTTTGATTTTCGTAAAAATAATTATTTAAAACAAAAGATTGATTTTCGTTATTTAAATTAAAGTTGCCGGGGGTCCACCAACCTTTGTTCATATGATATCTATCTTCACGAAACATACTTGTCCATTGTAATAGTATTACATCATCTTTTGTAAAGTTATGAACCGTGTTGGCTTCCCACAACCTTGTTGCTATATATTGATTACCTGCTCCACTCTTAGCCCAGTTTTCTCCATAGTAACCTTTGTTTTTATATTGATGTATAAGAACGTCAGCCCAGGTAGGATAAAAATATTGTGATAAACTACAACCAAATGCAAAAATTCTCAAACTAAACTCCGTAATAAATCTATCATGGTCTTATGTGGAACAGCTTTAACAGTATCAAAATCATTTTTTTCTTTAATTACTATTTCAATATGTTGTTTGACTTCTGGTGCGATATGTTGGTATTGTTTTTGTAAACTTTCTCTATTAAAAATATCCATACCGTGTAATACTAATGCATGATTATATTCATTAAATAATAATTTTTTACTTGTATCAGAAAAGTCATCTGCAATTGGTAGTCTGTGTTTCCACATTTGAAGATTGCTATGTAAACTGTTAGGTAACTCTATTTGACTTACGTCTTGCCAAAATTCTGTATCACGTCTATTACTAATATAATGTAATGCAATAAAGTCTCTAATATTATCCATAATTGCATTAATTTCTGTATTGTATCTAGCAACCGATGCTGGATTGTAATTTATTATTCTATTACAAAGTAAAAATGCTTGTTGTATACTTGTTCCAATAGAACTTGCTTCTAAAGGTTCAACAAAATTAGCACTTAGTCCTATAGCACAACAGTTCCCAATCCAAGGTTTAGTAAGAGCGCCTGGATCAAACTTAATTGTTTTTGCTATAGATATGTCCCAACCTAAATATTTTTCTACTTCGAGTTTGGCTTGGTCAGCTGTAATGTAGTCGCTATCAAAAATATATCCGTTTCCTTTTCTACCCCAAACAGGAATTCTAAACATCCAACCATAATCCATTGCTCGAGCAAGTGTCCAAATAGGAATTTCTTCTTCTTCAGCTGTAGGAAATACTATTGCTTCTTTCATTTTAAGAAAGTTTCCGTAAGATTTCCAATGAGCTCCAAGTTTGTTTATTAATAATCTTTTAAATCCTGTACAGTCTATATAAAAGTCATGCTCGTATATTTGTTTTTTTCCAACTAATGAAGTAATATTAGTATCATGTTTAACGTCAACTATTTCATCATCTATAACTACACAACCTTTTTCTTTAGCTTTCTTTGTTAAAAAATCATTTAACTTCATTGTATTAAAATGATATTGTGAAACTCCAGTTTCGTTTGGACGTTCTTCAATAAATTTCATAAAAGGAGTTTTGTTTTCCCAAAGATATTTTCCTGTTAACTCTTTAGGATCAACATCTTCACTCATTAGTTTTGAGTAAGCTATTGGTAATCCGTTTTGGTTAACTTCAAAAGGTCCGTGAACGTTTTGTAAATAATCTCGTCCTCCCCAATTTTGAAACATAATTCCACTTTTAAATGTAGCATCACATTCTTTTACCATGTCTCCTGCTACAATTCCACAGTAGTCCATAAATCGTGTCCAATGCTCAGTAGATCCTTCACCAACACCTATAGTAGGAATGTTAGTGCTTCGAATAACTTCAACATGGAAGTTTGGAAACGTTGTTTTAATTATTAGTGCTGATACAAAACCTGCTGTGCCGCCACCAACGATTGCTATTTTCACGTAGGATCACCCCATTCTGCTAAATCAATCTCTACTCCATAACCTATCACACAAAATTGATTGTATGGATGGTTATGGTATTCTAGTATTGTAAATGTTTTTGTTTCAAAATTAACATACAAAGCAAATGGCAGTATAGCCGGTGTTTGTGATAAGCCATCAGCTTCATCAGGATCACGGACCTTGCCTAAAAGTTTTCCTCCAAACACTAATCTTTCTTCTTTGTCAGCCATCATAGAAAAAATTTCGTCTTTAGGAGCACACATTACAGGTTTTTCTTGCCATTCACCTGCTCTACTTGTGTCTGTGTATACAACTACTGCTGTAATAAAAACTAATAATGCTATTAATAATTTCATAATGATTTCTCCTATTCGTCAAATGTGTACCACCCAGTAACAATATATTTTATTCCTTTATATATCGGGTTTCCTCTGTGAGGGTGGGTGTAATAAGCTGGAAAGAAAACAAGTTTTCCAGGTTCTGGTTTAATTTTTACTCCTTGGTATAAAAATTCTGTCTCTCCTCCTTCTTCAACTGAATTTAGATAAAGCGTATACGCCATTACTCTTGAAGAAGTAACTAAGTCTGCGTTTTCACAATGCCAAGCATGGTATCCTTGATGTGGTCTTGTCTTTTGAACACTCATTCCTTTAGGCGAATGTTGGCATACTGAACCTAAGCTGTCATATTTTGCTCTATATTTTTCTTCATAAGTTTTCATTACAGTTTGATAAAAAAACTTACACAAGTCTGCATCTACATGAAACATATTGTTGTGGTTTGCCATATCCATAAATATTCTTTCATCTTGATTTTTAAAACCTGTCTGATGTTCAGTTAATTGCATACTAGCACGTTGTTCAAAAGTTTCTATTAGTTTTTTACAATATTCTAAAGGAAAAACATTTTTATATTCTTCTATTCCATTAAAATTATCCATCTTAGTCCTCCTATATAAAAAATTGTTGGTTTAATCTATGAACATCGCCGTGAAACATTCCTGGTTTAACGTAAGCAGTATGCAATGCTTCTTGTTTATATAAAACCATTCTATTAAATAACATAGGAGCCATTCCAATCATTTCAAAGTCTCCAACACTATCCGTAACATATTGATGTATATCAATTGTTTGCATTTGATGTTGATCTTCATAATAAGTTTTTCCACCATAAGTATAAAAACTAGTGCCACCTTTACATTCATTTGGTTCGTTTAAATATATTGTACTAGCAAAGTTTATACCACTAGTATTATCCATGTGTGGACACAATGGTGGTAAGTCCTCACTTTGCATTACATTTACCATAAATGTAGCATTTCTAAAACTTTGTCTAAGGTATTCTGTATCTATATCATTTGCATATTCATGAAAGTGTGTTCTTATTAATTGATCATATATCCAAAACATTGAATCAAGTTCATAAAAAGCATTTACTCTATATGCAGGATTCATACCTCGTATTCTTCTATTTCTACTTGCTGGAATATCTAAAGCAAGTTGTCTTACGTCCCAAGGATTTTTATAAAAGTCGTCAACCATAACTACTTTAACATTGCCTGGTTGAAATGTTTCAACCTTTACAGTATAGTTTGGATTAATTTCAAAAATTTCGTCTTCGTTAATTACGTTCTTCTTCATCATCTCTCACTTCTAACATAAAATTTGCACTTATCGTTGCTCTAGTTTCGTTTGTATTGTTTCCTGTAACATAATGTTCTAGTGTACTTGGAAAATAAACAATGTCTCCTTCTTTTAACGGTGGAGTTATTCTGTTATTGTATTTAAATGCATTACTTGTAAGTGTTGGTAATGTACTTAAATGAAAAAAGTCGTATGTGTTTCGATAAAACACAAAGTTTCCACTATTAGGAGGAGTGTTCATCATGTAAGCACAACTTATTATACTTTTTCCAGCATGGTTGTGTATTTCTTGATGAGCTGTTTCTTTATACCTGTTTACCCAACATTCTATACCATACTTAATTGGTTGATCAAGATCAAAATGTTCAAGGTATCCGTTTAATCCAAGTACTGCTGACTTAATAAATCGTTGAAAAGGTAATTCGTTACCTTGAGGGTTACCAAATGTTGTTTCTACATTACTATACCAAGTTGGAACAGTTGAAAAATGCTTGTCATCTTTAAGAACTTCTTCAAAATCTTTTTGTACAAGTTCGTGATCAGGTAATTTAGTTTTATAAACTGGTATAGAATATAAATTTTGTAACATTAGTTTTTCATTTCAATTATTTTTCCATATTCAGGCAAATAACAATATTCCATTTCACTATTATACAATGTTCTTACAGCATCGTCTAGTGTTTCTACTAACGGTTCTCCGCCGAGATTAAAACTTGTATTAAAAACTATAGGAACGCCAGTTTGATCGTAAAACTCTTTAATTAAGTTATAATAGTTTTCATTTTGTTCTTTAGTAACAGTTTGAATCCTACAAGTTCCGTCAACATGAATAATAGAAGGTATTTTTTCTTCCACACCTTCTTGACAGTTCATTGCATACATCATATGTGGAGATTGTTCCATTCCTCGCATGTCAAACCATTCGTGTGCATGTTCTAATAAAATTGTTCCTGCAAATGGTCTAAAATATTCTCTTCTTTTAACTTTATTAACATGATCTTTACCATCAGGGTCAGTTGGATCGTATAATATACTTCTATTTCCTAAAGCACGAGGACCATTTTCTGACTGTCCTTGGAAAATTGTTACAATATTTCTATCTTTTATTAGATCAACAACTTCTTTATTTGTTGCATCTTTTACAGAAGCACCATATTTTTCAGCTGTTTCTGTAATGTCGTCTAACTTATAGTCATACTTAAAACCTTCATAAATTGTTTCAGTGTATGGTCTAACTTCTTTATCTTTTGATGTTTGATGATATAAAAGTAAAGCGGCACCAATTGCTGTACCAGCATCGTTACTTACTGGTTCAACATAAAGTTTTATTCCTTCTTTGTTTAATTCTTGTAAGTAATAATAGTTTGCTACACAATTTAATGCATAACCTCCACTTAGAACAACATTTTTATTTCCTGTTAGCTCAACTGCTTTAAAGATTAACTTTAAAACTTCTTCTTGCGATTCAGTTTGTACTGCATAAGCTAAATTTCTTCTATTTTCTAAAGTAGTTAAATCAACTCTACTGTTTAATTGGTCTTGCGTAGTTTGTAAATAGTCATATTTAGACTCGTTTACTATTGCCGCATTAGGATATGTTGGAATAATAAAGTTTTTGTCTGCTGTTCTCCATTTTCCACCATTGCCATCATTATAAATTTTAGGAATTTTATTACAAGGTTCACCATAAGGAAATAATCCCATAGTTTTTCCTGCTTCAATTGGTTGAAATCCACAATATTGTGTTACTGCTTCATATGCTTTAACAATTCCTGCTGAATCATCTAATATTAATTCGTGATAACCTTCTTCGCCTTCTCTTTCTGAAGAAATAGTTGGTAGTCTTGTTCCTGGATATGGGCCATTTCCACCTTGATGTTTATATAACGTTTTTAAGTCGTCTGGATAAGAGCAAGAAAATATACTTTCACATTCCCAAGTCATTGTTTCTTGTTTAAAAAGTCCAGTATCAATATTCATTGGGATAAATGTTCCTGCACCGTCAACTACAAGTGCAACTGCATCTTCAAAGCCTGATCTATAAAATGCACAGGCGGCATGTAGCTTATGATGTACAGTACTCATAT